GATGCGCTGATTTGCGTAAAGAATGGTGAAGAAATTCTTGAAGGTGGAGGTATCGGCGTGCCGTTCAAACTGACGCTGCCTATAGACCACGGAGCGCCTGTGCCGATAGATTGTGTGAACGCAGGATTCAGCAGATAGAAAGTGTTGTAGACGAATGCACTTTCTTTTCCAGGTCGCTGAAAGACTTTCCCTAAATCGTAATCGCAATTGATGGTAAGCGGACTAGCGCCATCGGGCAAAGATTCTGCATTGGCTTCTGTGTAAAGCCCGCCGAATAAAGTCAAAGGAACTTGAACGAGTGGGTCTTGGCTGTTGAAGATGGCGAATAAACGAAACTACGAGAGTCCTCGATGAACCCTCGTAGCTCCGTCCTCCCTCGTAAGATTGACTATGCGTTACGCTTGAACGCAACGTCGAAATGGATGCGTGTTCCGATGCCCTGCAAGCTCGTGGAACTCGGCAACTGTTGCAGCGGCGCCGCCGTGGTCAACGAACCGGACGGAGGAACCTGCAAGATCATCATTGTTCCAGTTGACGGGATGCGCTGAAAAACATATCCGCTTCCAGTGTCATCGGTGAGGATGCAGTACGCCACGCCCGAATTGGTTGTAGCTTCAGGTAGAGCCAGCAGCACCGAGTCCAGAGGTATGCCGCCCACTGGATACGTCGCGCCACTGATTACCAAAGCGCCGTGAATCTGCACCAACTTTTGCGTGTTGTCAACGAGATAGCCAGCACTGACAGTCACAACTGCGTTCGCCATTTTATTCCCCTCTCACCTATCGGCCCCTCAGAGCCGCCGCGTTTTCCTTGTATAGAACCGTGTTACGCGTCACGTCGCAATCATTCACCTACGAAGCATTAACCGAACCGGGCCCAGTTGCGCGCCAGTTCGTGCCGTCGTAAATGAAACTCTGCACACTCACGCTATTGGCGTCTGAACCGATATTGGATTCGCCTTTGACATTTGCGGGCCAGACGAATGTGCGACCACCTGTGCCGTCTTGCGTGATGATGAAAGTAATTATTCCAGCCGTGGGATTCGTCACCGAACTGGAAGTGACGTTGCCTGTCAGCGTGATCGTAAAACTGGTTCCAGCGCTGGCATCGAAAACTGGCGTAGCCGAAAAAGATGTTGCGACTTGTCCCGGTAAATCCGCAGGAACGATGACGCGAGCGGTAATAGGTCCGCTGGAACTTCCGGTAGCAGGCCCAGCCAGAAAAGCGTGCGCTGCCTGATTCGCAAAGTTGACCGTCAGCCCCAGCGTGCCAGACGTGGTAATCGGGCTCCCGCTCACGGCGAGCGTCAGGAGAGCACTGCCAGTCAGTGTTAATGCAACGCTCGTTACACTCCCGACGCCAGCAGGCAAGTCAGCAGTTACCAATGCGCGAAATGTCGCAGCCGCAGCCCCGCCAGAAGACGGACCTGCATAAACCAGATTGGCGTTCTGATTGGATTTGCTTACTGCAAATGTCCCCGACGTTGTGATTGGCGAGCCAGCTACGGAAAATTCCGCAGGCATAGTCAGAGCAATGCTCGTGACCGTGCCACCGCCAGGAGTCAGTACCGCCTGATCGGGAAATACCTGCGTTGGAATCCTGTTGAACGGGTCGAAGTAGACCAGCGTGTACGTTCCGGTCGCCACATAGAAAAAATAATTGCCGTTGCCGTCAACAGTCACAGGATTTGCGAGCGGAACCGTTCCCGTCGAATCTGTGAATAGTGAAGCCATCGGAGATGGAGGAATTACGCTTGTCGTCGCGGGTTGCGTGCAAACGTAGACTTCCGCGCCAGGGACAGCCTCACCGATCGCGTTAATGACGATGCCGTCAAAGCGAAAGGTGCTCATGCGCCAAACCCCGATTGGCCTATTGTGCCGTTGCCGCCGTCAGGGTCATTTGAGCCACCAGCTCCGTAAGGCAGCCTTCTGTACTGTACGGTTTGCGAGCGTCGAACGTACTCTTCGGCCATATCACTGAGGCAGGAATCGCCTTCGGCTTCGACATCTTGCACCACTTTAGGATTAGCTCCACGAGCGCGTCCGTACATGGCCGCGATGTAATTCGCCAGACAATCTTGACAATCGAGAACTTGTACGGATGTACTCGCAAAATCAGCCGCAGGAACATTGAGCGGAGCAAATGAATACTGATAGCGCAGGCGAAGATTCTTAACTAGCGTAGAACCCACCATATAAATTTTGTAGTTTCGCCATTCCCAATATCCGAGGTATGCGCCTTGTAGGACGGATGGCAAACCCTCTTGAGGTTGAGTCATCGGCTGAAATGGGAAACCAGTGCCCACGCTTTGTTCTTCGAGCACATATGGCTGTAAAAGGTCGCTCGGCAGGGCAGGGCTCGCGTGCATCGTCGTGCCATCAAAATAGCCATCAAATCCGATGCTGACTTGTACATTCGCGTTGGTCGTGACAACTGGAGTGACGTTATTGAGAATTACGTTATCTTTGATCGGGAACGTCGCGCCTTCGAGTCGCATCTTGCGTTGCATCTTGCGGAAAGCTGAATTGAATAGAGGAACCGTAAAGGGAGCGTTATTGGTGAAGATCCGGCCTTGCTGTCCTGCAATCCCTGGAAACGTATCGTTCACAATCGAACGGACCAGTTGCATAGTCTCGTCGAGAGTTGGAAAACCGAGCTGCGGGAAAGCTGGCATTCATGCCTTTCTCTTTCAAAAACTAACCTGAGAGAGTTTGAGTTCCGCCGAATCGGGTAAACGGCGGGATACTGAAACTCTCCCAGGAAAGATCGTTAACGTCCCGCCTTTGTGCGCGGCTTCGATTCTTTCGCCTGCGCCGGCACCGTTTCCATTTCTTTTTGCTGTTGCACGGTAACGACGGAAGACTGATACCGCTCGCGGTCAATGATGCAGATGTCTCCGCTGGCGTTGCGATGGTACGCGATGCCCTCAAGAACCAAGTCTCCGCAATTGGGACATTCCGTCTTGTGACGCAGGCTCATATGCCACTGAGCCGACAGACCGAAATAGTCCATCGCGAAGTGCATCATCGGAGAAATATTCCCTGGTCTATTTTCCGCGTGCCAGCGATTACCTTCCTTCACCAGAGCATCCATCGTGCGGTCAACTCGCGCGCGAAACAGTTTGATTTGCGCTGGCAGTTGCGCATCGTCGGGAGCCAGTTCCGACCAGAACACGCCGAGAGCATTCAAGTTCATTCCGCTCATATCGTCGTTTCCGGTAGTTCCTTCATTCAACTGCGCTCGCCAATCGGTCACAGGAAAGCAATCGGGATTGAGCAAGCTGGTTGCGTATTTCCGACCGTCCGTCTGGTTGTAGTAAAACTCGGCCGTTCCAGGCTTGTAGTAGCGTTCATTGACCATACCTGGAAAAGTCTTGACCGAAAACTTTTCGCCTTTCTTGCACGCCTCTACAGTGAAAGCAGGAAATTCCGGAGGCTGGTTGCGAACGTGTGAGAGTTCGCAGATATTGTAAATATAGATCGGCGGCTTGGTTTGTACATTGTCTTGCGTCTTGAGCGTTGGGCCTTCGTAGTCGTCGTCTTCTACTTTCCCAAATTGCATCCCGCGCTTGCTTGGTTTGAGCCTTGCCGTAACTGGAACTCCTGTAGCCATGATTTTCTTTTCTCCCGATTTTTAATTTTTCAGCGAGCGACCGCGACTGGACGGTCAGCTATCCGAAATCCCTTCGTGAAGCGCTTCTTTCCCGCTAATTCCCGCTTCCAAACTTTTTCTATCGCTTCCATCTTGCGATCTAAAAGTGATGTGCGGCACCCTTGCCGTGAAAACGAGACCGGACCTAAATAGCTCGGCATATTCGCTTCCATCACGTCGGTTATCTGCTCGACCTCTTTCTTGTGCTCCGCGAGTTTGTTGGCCGCGCGTATAGCCTGTAATTCCTGCTGTGACAGCGCATGGACCTTCATAATCATGGGAATAATTTTGTCTATCAGGATGTGCGAGAGCGTCATGTGATGGATGATGAGTTTCTGCCCCACACGCTTGCGAACTGGAATGGTTTCGATAATTCCAGTGTGCGGATTGAGAGACCGAATCCATTCGGTTACGACCTTGCCTTCGGTCATTTCCTGGCGCATGAGCGGTTGCACAATTTCGTAGCGTCCGCGCCACGGATACTCTCCCAGGAAATGCATTTTGCTGAAGTCGTCCCAGGTCTCGCGGTAGTACGTTTCCGGAGAGCCGTAGTGCGCAGGCTGTTTCCAGCGCATAATTACCCAGCAAGGCATACCGTGACACTGATAGATGTCCCTGAAGGCTTTTCTCTCGTTTCCGAAACTGTCCCGCCAGATATTGCCCATACGCAGAAATTCGGACTGGCCCCAAGCTATCTTGAACAAGGGTTCTCCGAATTGATTTTTTCCAAAGAGTCGTGTGAGACGGTCTTGGAACTCCGGTGGACATTGCCGCCTTTCGTGTCGCTCGACGGGCCTCATACTTCCTGTGCGACTCCAAAGACTTCATCGGCCTGGACAAGAACCAAATCCTTTTCGCCGGTCAGTTCCTCGACTGCTGGAATATCCATCGGGTAGTTGGTGAAGATCACCACGTCACCGACTTTGATGTCCCACGGAATCTCATTGCCTTCGCGGTCGCGTCCAGCACAATTCGAAAGGGCAAATACTATTCCGCGCTGCGAACGGTCATCTTTCGTAATCAGGTTCTCAGCGCCAGGAATAATCACGCCATCGTCGGTGATTTCTTCTCCGCGAATTACTTTTTTGATGATTACCCATCTCTCGCGCGGACGGATTGCGTACTTCTTTGCAACTGCTTCTGCTGTCGCTGAGCTCATGTTTTCCCCGATTTAGAATCAGGCGGACGGCCCAAGTCCCCCTCGAACCGTCCGCCAGAAAGTTGTTTACGAAGTGACTGAAGGCACCGCAGTGTTCGAAAGAACGCACGCGGCCTTCATGTTGGAATTGAACAGATTCAAGAACGAGTGGTAGTAAAACACGGAACTCGTCTTGTAGGTTGTCGTGCCCGTGCCATCGTTGGACGGAACCGGCATCGTGGTAACGCCGTCGCCAAAGTCGTACAAAGAAGGCTCAACGGTTTCGATGATGCCCCAGGTTTCAGGACATACCGCGTCGAGACGGCCTTGCTTGGCTTTGTAGCTGATGTTCAACGGACGGCCACCGTAGGTCACTGGCATGTATTCCTTCGTCATGTCCAGAGCCTTCTCCCCAGGCGGAACGTAGTTCTGCTGGAGGACGTTGGTGTAGAGTTGCGTTACCGCAAGTTCCTGGTCCGCGTTGCAAATCCACTGGAAGTCCTTCGCGTGTTCGTTGTCATCGCCCAAACCGCGCCGGATAAGAATTTGCACTTTGTACGGGTCAGTGGTGTTGATCGGCAAGCCGCCCTTGTTGATGGTCGGAGTGGAAAGCTGACCGGGGTAGGCCGCACGGGAAAGGTTCAAGACCGTTCCTGTGGTTCCCGCAACCTGATAAGTGTAAATACCAGTGATGCCGCTGTTCAGAGCGCCAGACGAGCCCTGAATCATCACGAAGTCACCGGCAGACGTTCCAGCAGGCAAAGCAGTTGAGAAATACACTGTATCCGCAGCGCCATCCACGAAAGAGACGGTCGCGGTTCCGGCGCGAGGTGCTCCACCTTCCGCAGCAAAGAACTGGACGACTTGCTGTTCTTGGAACTGGTTGGCTTGTCCGCCCAAACCGATGATTGAGGAAGTCGAGTTGCCGGTTCCGGTGTTGTTGTTGATCGTGGCGGTCGCGGGAATCTGCACGATAGCGCCAGAGCCATCGCTCAGGAATTGCGAATCCAAACCTTGCATGTAGGAATCGAAAGAGTTCTTCAGTTCCTCTGCACGCAAAGAGATGAGTCCGCGCTTTGGTCCCTGGACCGCGATGCGGGCCAGATAGGTGATTTCGTTGCCGGCGAATGTGCCGACTACGGTCTGGTCTCCAGAAACCCACAAAGAACCAGTGCCGCGATTCAGATTGTCGCCGTCGCCGGTTGCTTGGAAGATTGCCGCGCCAGATTGGATGCGAATGGGAATACGGAATGCGGGACGAGACGTGCCGCCCGCTGCTGTGGTAACTGCGGTCGGATAAGTCTTTGCACCCTTCTTGAAGAAGTTGTAAAGAGTCCGGCCTTTGAAAACGTAATTCGGAATTCCTTTTGCGAAGGCTTCGATTTCGACGCCTTGTACCGCAGCCTCTTGTAGAGGATTAGCCATACACGTATACCTCACACTCAGCTTGACGCCTGCGCTTTGGCACCGCGCGGGTGAGATTTAAGCGTCAGCGATCTACACGAACTCAATCGCGCAGATTCTTACAGCACCCGATATACGTTTGGATTTGTCTCGCCGAAGTCTTATTTTGTTGCGGGGACTCGCGCCCACGATTGTCACGGCTTGACGAATGAGAGGCTACTCTGAAAACTGTAGAGATGGCAAGAACAATTTTATAAGTGAGCGCAAAACCGAAACCCCCATCGGATTCATAAGGTCCGATGAGGGCACGGCACGGTCACAGCGTCTTTTTTGGTTTTCCGTTTACGACAACTGCGTAAGATCGAAGTCCACAGCGGCAGGAGGCGGTGCCGCAATGACCGGAATCGTGAACGTATGTGTGATCGAAGTTCCCGCACTGTTCACGCCAGAAACCGTCAACGGAAATGAAGCCGCAGTATCGCCAGCCGCGACCGCAGCCGTCACGTTGAAAGGATTCGTCGGGTCTGGTGTCAGCGTGACCAGCGTATCAGTCGTAGAGGATGTAGGCCCAGACTGCAAAGGCGCTGCATTCGCTGGAATCAGACTGGCCTGAAATACGCCACTTCCACCTGCTTGTACTCCATTGATAGGCATCGGGGAATCTCCTTGAATTTGAACTAACTGAAAATCAGTGGCCGCAAATAGATGCTTGACCAGAGAGCAAAAACATTCCGCGAATTTCTCAAACGCGGCAGCAATTCTTTCAAGCGCCCGATCTTCTCTCTTGTCGTCGAACATTCCGTTTCATTTAGCCGAAGAAAGTCGAGAGTGTCAAGAAGAACATTCCCATCCAGCCAAGTTTCGCGCGATAGGGTTCAACTGGAGCTGGCCAGCCAAAACCAGCGATAGCGAAAAGCACTAGAGCCAGCACCACGAAAATAAGATGAAGCGGGGCCGAGTTATGTTGTTGGAACATTTCAAACCCTCCATTCAAATCAGTGTGGGGCTGTCACACTTTACTGTCTGTACTGTTTTGCACTCAGTGGTAGTAAACGTACTTCCCGTTTAGGAGATAGGCGTAGCCCTTCATCCAAAGAGAATCCGGTGTTTTCTTCCAGTCAACAGTATCAAACGCGGGAGCTTCCGCAACCCTTACCGCTGCGCCATTGGTCGGAGCCGGTTTTGCTGGAGGCTTTCCGCCAGCCGCAGGTGTGGGCTTGCCGTTAGTGCTCGCCACTCGTCCCAGGTTCGGGTACAAGGTATTTTTGTACTTGCGGAACTCAGCCGGAAGAACTTCCGCAAACTTGGCGCTGATAAATTCCGCCGTGCGCTTGTTGTCTCCCTTTGACCGGATGTTCTGAGCGTTGCGCAGGTAGGTCTTGTCCTCTTTCATTGCCGCCCAGCATTTACGCAAGACGTTCTGCGCGAATTCCCGCTTGCCTTCATGCGTGAGTTTCAGTTCCTTGAAGAACGGGTCGAGCACCTTCGCCATGTGACGATTGTTGAGCACGGTGATTTCATCGCTCAACCTGCGCGTATTTTCTTCGCGCTCTTGTTGCTGTAATCGCTGTTCGCGTTCCTGAAATTCTTTCTCGCGCGGGTCGGGAGCCTTGCTGCGTTCAGTGCCAATCTTTTCCGCGTCTCCGGTAAGTTTGGCGAGCCATTCACCTACTGCGGCGAGAGTGTCATAGGCTTTCTGTCCGTCTCCAGCCTTAATGAACTCCGCGACTTTCAACAGATTACTGTGCAGGCCGACTTGCTGTAACCGTTGCACCATTGGCGCTAGTAATACTTGGTCCAATGCGTTGATGTTCCCGCCTTCGCGGAAAACATCGAGCGCGGCTTCGACCATCTTGACCGTGCTTTCAGGATTGGATTTATACAGGCTTTCGATCAATCCTCGGTCGCCGTTAGAGAATTGCTCGATTTCTTTCCGATAGTCGGAGACTTCTTCCTGCATCGAAGTGATGCCTTCTTCGCCGCCAAGAGATTCGAGCGTGGCTTTGGCTTGGCGTGCATCCTGTACGGTAGGGAATTCTTTTTCATAGGCTTTGAAACGGAAATGTTTGTCGGCAAGATTTTTAGCAGCGTCAGCAAGTACCTTTTGTTGCGCTGGGTCGGTGGACGCCTTCGCCATCTTCTTTAGCGCTGAGATGTTCTCGCTAGTCTGTTTGTCCAGTGTTCGCGCGTCGGTGTCTACTAAATCGCCCTCGCCAGGGTCGCCAGGCAACTCCGTTTCGTCGCCGCCTTCGCCGCCAGTATCGGTTTCCGTCGCTGGCGTTTCACCATCGCCAGGAGTTTCAATAGTTGGAGTTTCAGTTTCTACGGTCGGCGCTTCAGTGGCAGGAGCTATCTCTGTGCTTGGTGCGATTGCGATTTCGTCCATAATTCATTTCCTCCCGATTTGCCCGATTGATTGGAAACACTATACATCAAAAATCTTATTGCGCTGCTGGCAAAGGCGGTTGCGGCGGTGGAGGCGGCAACATGGCGTGAGCCGCAGGTGTCAGCGTGTCAGGCGGTTTCGGCGTCGGCGTGATTCCCGCGTGCTGCAAAACTTGGTCCGCTTCTTGCGGGTCGGGGATGTCTTTATAATTTACAGACACACTCGGTGGCTTGAGTTGTGGAGGTGGCGCATTGGCAGCGGCTTTCTGTTTCGCTGCGTTGACGTGCGCGATAAAGTGCAGGCGTACATCCATGTACCCGCGTGGATTGTCGTGCTTGGCCTTTCGTCCTTCTGGTGAATTCAAATACTGCCAGCAGGCCATTGCTTCGGTATCGTGGTCCTCTACTTCCAAATCCACCTTAATAGAACTTTCTTCCTGATTTGGGTCTGCAGCTATTTCTGCTTCTGCCTGCTGCGTCAAAGCAGGGTCAACACCTTTCGCTTTCATCGCGGCAATCTTTTGTTCGGCCTCGACCAGTTCCGGATTCGGAACCGCTCCGGTCTTGAGCATGATTTCAATTTCACCGAGTTGTTTTTCAAAACTCGCCACTTGCGGAATATACAGTTCGTCGAGGGCCACCATGCGTTTGACGAATACCAGATTGGCCGCGTTGAAAAATACTTCCTGCAAAGCGGGATTCTTGGCCGATCCATCGAGTAATCCCATTAAGCGTTGCTGTTTCTGTGTGTACGTTTCAGGGAAATTCTCATCGGCTTGCGGGAAGCACAAAATATTAGCTTTCAGATCATTGATTTCCAATCTAATTGCATCGCCACCTGGCACACGTTCGTTGATGCTCTTGTCTCGACACTTGGCTCCCCAGCGTACCGCTTGACGCATGGCGGTTGCTTCCATGTTCTGAAGCGTGTGCCAGGTTGGGCCGATACGTCCTAACGCTTGGTCGCGCTGAATCGCAATTCCTTTGGCTGTGTCATTCGATCCGGTGTCGCCGCCAGCGAGCGCGGGGTAGGCACCGGAAACCAGTTCGGCAAGGTCTCCACTGTAAGACCGGATGAAGTCCGGCAGAGATTGAGGGACTGTAACCTGTGGTTCGACGAATACGAGCTGGTCAGCGGTTTGATTTGGTTGCGGTTTGAACGAGCCCACATCACCAGGAACATTCGTCTGGCTGCGAATGGCTTCGATGTTGAACGCTTTGTTGTTCATCCACTTTTTCGGGATGCAGCGAATAAACAGATCGTTCATTAGATCAAGCCAGTTATTTAGCCGCTTCTGAATGGGCATAAGCGAAGTGCCCATCGCGTTACGGTTCTGGCCGTCGCCTGAGTACGCCTGTCCTAGCGCCCAACAATCGTCCATTGATTCGTTGCGCGCGTAGGCTAGTTCCTCGCCGGCATAGACCACGACAATTCCGTCCGGACATTCTTTGATGAAATAATCGCGAACGGTCTTGTCTTTGATTCCCATCAACTCGGAAGGCCGTAGCCAGCTACGTTGAATCGTGCAATCGTCAGCTATCGAATCGGAAGTGACGTAGGTGGACTGCATGCCGAGCTTCACGTTCAAGCGCGCCAGTTTTGCTATTTCGCCTTCTGTGATGCCGTTCGAACCGGACTTAATCTTGTCGGCAATCTTCGGGAACATGCCTTTGGCGCGCGACATCGTAACTTCAGTTTCGTATTGCAGCACGTCCACTTCGTCGAGATTATTCGCCATCATCGGGATAAGTTTTACTTCGAGCTTCCCGTGCGCTGTGCGAACTTCCTGCCCTCGTGGTGTACGTTCGGTCGGAGTTTCTTCCTGCTGGCCTTCGGCTTCGCCTTCCTCGTCCTCTTGCGCTTCTTGTTCCTCGATCTGGTTTACAACTGCGTCTACCTGCTCGGACGATGGCTCACTCTCAGGAACAACGTCGTCAGGTTCGTCGTCTTCTTCCCATCCGAAACGCTGGCCGTCAACAACAAACCGCGTGTAGTACAGCGCTCTGCCATCACACCAGAAATAACGGCATGCGTCGGTCTGTACCATTACCAGATCGTTGTTGCGGGAAATTACTTTTACAAACTTGTCTGCGGATTCGGTAGCGGTAATCTGCGCATCGTTGTCAGCGTCTTGCGGCTCCCAACGCACACCAGGAACGGCGCGGGTCAGCGACGAAATAATAATCTGCGCGTAAGATGAATAAATATTTGTCGGCAGTAGAGCCAGGTCCATCTGCATCGAAGGACCGTAGCCGGTAGACTCGCCTGGAATAATCCATCCACCGCCAGTGCGCGGAACAAGAAATTGGAAGCCACGATAAAACAACGCTGCTTCCCATGCGGCAATAACTTCGACTAGGCGCGCAGGGTAGTCCCGTTTCGCAGCTTTCGTTACCAGTTCTTTTAGCGCGTTCTTTTGTAAGTCGTTTAATTCTAGGTTTGGATGCGCTTGGTCAGATACTTCAATGCCAGCGAGAACGCCAGGAGCGTATACAGTTTCGTCCTGAGATGCTTGTGTATTTTCTACAACGTCCGTCGCCAATGCTCCCCGCAATCACCCGATTGTGCTGCGAGTTATCCGAAAGAGACTGCGCCACCAGCAAGACCAGCCAGCAACGGCGCAGCTCCAACCTGATTATATTGCAACAGGTCTGGAGCCACGACGCGGGAAATGGTGAACTTTCCATTCAGCGAATAATGGCCGGCACCCGTAACGGTGATAGCATTTCCCACATTCCCGCTCGTCAAACCGTGGCCGACTACTTTAAGTGTGGTCACTTCATTGATCCTTATCGCTTCCGCGATATACAACGGATTGCCAGCCATGAACCCTCCTATTTACTTTTTCCTGCGGGCCTTTGCAAAAGCCTCTGCCATGCGAGCACGCTTGCCGATGGTGCCGCTGGAGTGCTCATGTTCTTTGGCAAATTCAGACGTAGACTTACCGGCGCGTGCGGCAGCGGCAGAGAAACTTCCCTTTGTGCCTGCATGCTTTTCGCGTTCAGATTCTTTGCTCATCCAGCGACTACCGGCCATGATTACACCTCACTTCAAAAGTTTCTGAGCTTCTTTCCACGGGATGTTATCACCTTCATGCCCGTCGCAACAGTCATCCCAATCTACTCCCCTGCCTTTGTGCTCAGACATTGCATTAGACGCTTCGTCTTGCTTCTCAGACATAAGTAAACACACACCGTCTTGGCCTTTACTGTCCGTTACGGCAAAGTGTTCGCAACTCGCTCCCTGCTTAAATCCACCGCAATTCGTTCCAGTCGGAGACTTGGCCCATTCCAAGCCAGTTTGATCTGCGGCCTTATCGCCAAGAACGTTTACGTTGTAGACAACTTCATCGTCTCCAACCGCCAAGGGCGTGCCGCCGCGCTGATAGCAACAGACTGGCGTGTATACTTCTATTCCCTTCGTAACGCGGTCAATGACAATATCCGGCCCGTGAATCTGACATCGCTTCTGGTTGATATATAAAAACGGGCAGACGAAACAAGATTTGGGCTGATTGCCTGTGTCCTTGCCGCCGACGAAAGCGAGTGCCCACCTCTGGACACCTATTTCTGATTTAGCTGGTTTGCTTACAGAAATTTCTTTGATCTTCTCTGGTCGTTCGTGAATCTTTGGAATCATCGCCGCGCTTTCCTAAACGCAGCCGCCATACGTGGTTCCTTATTCTTATGCGCCAGTTCAGGATTAGCGTGAAGTTCGCCTTTCATCTTGTCTTTTTGCACGGCAGACAGAGGACTACCAGAGGAAAGTAAATAACGAGTTTGTCGTGGAGTCCAAGGCATAGAATTTTGTAGCTGGTGTATTTTTACTTCATGCCCGCCAGCAGGCCAGCCGTGCGTACATCACGGCACAGTCTTTGTGCCGCTATCTTTCACGGTCTGAAACTTTTACCCCAAGCCAGGAATCCGGCTGTGCGCTTCGCTCTGCTCCATCTCAGGAGCCATCTCTTCGCCCATTTCCTCGTCGGGTGATTCTTCTTCGTCCTCACCGCCAGCGGCTTCGTGCGCGTGGTCGTGGGCTTCTTCTACGTGGTTCTCGCCATCAAAATGTTTTTCGTGTTTGTGTTCTCCATGATGGGACGTGACGTGCGAGTGTTTCGCTTCGTGATCGTGCTCCATGTGGACTTCATGAGCTGGACCGTGTTCGGCTACCACGTCTTTAATGTCTGCGTCGGAGGATTCTTTCTCACCGTCCATCGGTTTTTCGGATGGCTTGTCCATTGCTGGTTTGGGCTTGGCATCACCCATCTTGCTTTCGTGCATTCTTGCGCGGCTCATACTGTGGTGCGGCGTACCGTCTTTAGCGTAAACTCCCATATTTAATTCTCCTTTGGAGCCGCCTGAGCTGGCTCGGAAACTTTTGCCGCTTCCTCTTTGGCTTTGCGTTCTACTTCTCGAATCCCGTATTGCTTCTGGTCCTCTTCCATGATTCGTCTTGCCATGCGCTGAAACGGTGTACCTGATTCGATTGGTTCTTTGTTGGGCGTGTCTGCGGTTTCTGGTACGCGGGTCGAAGGGGCAAGGCCGGGAAAGAGGTATTGCCGCAAGCGATCCGCTTCCGCCCATCCCCGATTGGCTTCGTTTATAGCACGTTCCAATTCCTGAGCGTGAACGGTTTTTATGCGCTCTGTTTCCTCTGTGTGTTTCTGGCGGATGGATGCCAGTTCGCTTTCGAGTGAGCGCACGTAGCGGGAACGGAAGAAGTCAGTCCAAGCCATCAGTACGCAACCTTCAAAGACTTCAGAAACCGTTTGTCTTTCTCCGTAAGGGTAAGAACAGATAGTCGAGCTCTCTCGCGGGCTACTTCTAATTCTGCTTCGTGCCACTGTGCGCGAGATTCCATCAATTCTTTTTTATCTTCTTCTGTTGGGCCATTCAAGAACGCATCTTTCACCCAATTACGTGACGATCCATTTGGCGTGATAACCAAATCGAATCTATCTTTGCTCCACCAGTGTCCTTTAGGTTCACTCATCGGCTAGGCTCCGTTCTTTATCTACTGGTTCTGGCTTTGGCGGTTCTTCGGTAGCCTGTTGTTTGGTTTCTGGTTCTGGCTCATCAGGGCTAGGTCCAATTGTGTTCTGGGTATATTGCGGTCGATATTTGTAGGCTCCCGCCATTTTATTCTGGCCTCACTCTCCGATACCAAGTCGGCACCGTAATCGGCTTCTGCGGCCTGTTCTCTTTTGCGCGTTCTTTGTTGTAGTCCTTATACATCGAAACCGCTCTGGCCATCGGATCTTTAATCGCCGCGTACTTCTCGCGCTTCCTAACTGATTCTGGTTTCTCGCCTTCATCCAGTAACGTTCCAGCAATTCCGTACCGGCACGCATCACCGATGTCATCATTCAAACTCAAACCCTTCGGTTTAATGACATCCTCGATTGAGTGCGTCACACCATCGCCGCGCACTAACATCGGAATGGCTTCAGCCAAAGTAGGGCACCCATCTTGTAATACAAAGAAATCGTCTGTGTCCAGTAAATCGTACATCTTCTGCCAGCCGGCTACGCGGTCGGTGTTTGAACGTGTCGGTAAAGGCAACCCTGCAGCTTGCAGAAGTTCGCCTACATCATCGGCCACAGTGCGGTTGCTCGTCGTCCGATTAAATCGTTCCCAAGAGAAATGCACCGATTCAATCGGCCATCTATAGCCGTACTGATTCTGCAACTCAACTGGCAAATCGTTAGGATCAAACTCATCGCCGGCGCGGGAGTTCTTAATCGCCACGCGAGGGATAGAAGCGATTAGCGCGTTCGTCTGTTCCTCTGGTGTCTTTTCGTGTAAGACAATCTCTTTTATCGCTACGTTGACACGCTTTGGTTTCTCGCCTTCCCAGCGCGGTTTAAGAATTGCTTTGGTGAAGAACACAATACAAGCGAAGTGTCCAAATCCGTAATCCCATCCAACCCAAACAGGTTGCCAGTCCTCAAAGAGAAAATCCGATGCCGGTCTGCAATGCCGTCTCGGTTCCCAGTTGTCGAAGAACTGTCCGGTAACTGAATCGAGTTTGCCCCAACGAATCTTGTCTCGTAGCGGACTAGCTTCGAGGCGCCGGATGTATTCCTTATCGTTGCGGTAGATCGGATTCTGGTCAACAGTCGAATGGAAATATTCGTAGTCAGCGGAATCGTATTTCTCCGCGTCCATACCCTGAAAAGATTTCTTGTCCACCCACAACTTTTTAATCCATGACCAGCCAACTCCCATCGGGTTAGTCGCTGCGGCCATACAAGCTCGAGCGCCAGGGAGAGGACAACGATTACGGCCGGCGAGTGCGTCCCAAATCGCAAAGCTAAACTCGCCCAACTCTTCAAACCCGATGAATACGTACTCGGTAGAGAGGTACTTTCCTACGTCGGCTTCACGCTCACACGCGCCGAAGCGTAATTTGCTTTGCAACATCTTCCCGGTAGGTTTGCCGTTTATATCTAGTTCTGGCTGCGGGTGAAAGTACACAACGTGGTCGCTCTGATTATGGAACTCGTACACCCAACGCGGAACGTCCGAGAGGAACTTGTCAATCACCGTGCGCTTTAAATCTGGGATTGTCTTACGCAGAATAATGCTGTCGGAGCCAGGATATTCGAGAGCATGAAAGATAGCTTCCATCAATAACGGGCGAGACTTGGCCGAGCCGTAGGAGCCCACCATCAGCCGGTATTTTGCAGGGCAGACATGGAACTCTACTTGTGGAGAATTGCCGTCCGCGATTGTCCACGGAACGTAGAACGAAGATATATTTCTCGAACCTTCGGCTTGTGGTTCTTGTATTGCGGTAGGACTCATTGCGTGTGCTCACGATGGCAGTGTTC